GGTAAATACTCATCAGGACTAGTAAAACAACAGCAATCAGTAGCTAATAAGTTAAAAATACAACAGCTAGAAGATAAGATAGGTGTCTGGAAAAAAGAGATAGCTTTGGCGGCTACTCAAGGATTTGCTGGTCTAATAATAATAAAAGATAGGACTCAAAAGATTAAGGATGCTGAAAAGAAAATCCAGCAACTTAGACAGGGTTAAAATATACAAGGTAAAATATTTATAAGATATGGCACAAATTGATGCACTAAGAAAGCTAATCCGTGAAGAACTTCGCCAAGTTCTAAAGGAAGAACTACCTAAAATACTTAAGGAAGTGCAAACTCCTGCGGTAAAAGATCCTAAAAAGGCCCTTCAAGAGCAGGTTAAGTCTAAAATTCCTGGAACATTGAACACCCAGGCTAGTAGACCTCAAATAAAGTTTGCTTCCAATAACCCTATGGCTGCCTTCTTGAATGATACTGCAAAGAGTATGTTAAATGAAGACTTTTCTATGACTACAGATAATGTGCACCCTGCTATGGCCTTCCAGCCTAGTCAGGTATCTGTAGGATCTGTTGAAGGAATGCTTGGATCTGCTAGACCTAGTTCAAACTTGGCTGCTGTACAAATAAATGAGGTACCAGACTTTACTGGTCTAATGAGTAAATTGAAAGAGAAAGGAGCTATCTAATGGCATACGGACTAAAGAAAATATCAGTAGTAGACCTTAGACCATCAACAGGTGTTGGTGTCAAAATCCCTTTTGATGCTGAAAACGTATTTTCTACCGTATATACAACCAAGGATCAGACTAAGTACAACTTGATCAACTTCCTTCTAACCGACCCAAGAGAAAGACCTTTTAATCCTACTTTTGGTGCTGGCCTTAGAGCAAGACTATTCGAGCAAATTGATCAAGCTACTTTTGAAGATATTAAAGAGTCCATCAGAACTCAGATTGAAGCTTACTTTCCAAACGTTCAGATAGTGACTCTAGATATTATAGGAAATCCAGACTATAATTCTATAAACATAAAATTTAGTTATCGTCTTATAAGATCAAATGAAAATGATTCAGTAACAGTAGCTATACAAAACATGTAACGATGCTTAATCAGGTAGATATAAAATATTTAAATAAAGACTTTACTTCGTTTAGGTCAGACCTAATTGAGTATGCAAAAGCCTATTATCCTACAGTCTATAATGACTTTACTCAGGCATCACCTGGTTCTATGTTCATTGAAATGGCTTCTTATGTAGGAGACGTTTTGTCATTCTATTTAGACAATCAGATTCAAGAGACATACTTACAATATTCTAAACAGAAAGGGAACTTATACACTATGGCCTATATGTTAGGTTATAGACCAAAGGTAACATCTGCGGCCACAGTTATGTTAGATGTTTATCAACAAGTTCCTTCTATTACAGTTGGTGCTAGTACAAGTCCAGATTTTTCTTATGCTATGACTATCGAACAAGGCATGCAAGTTAAGTCTAATGTAGATAGCTCTGTATTATTTTATGTGCCTCAAAAAGTAGACTTTACAACATCATCTTCTTATGATCCAACTATCATAGAAGTTTATACAATTAATGGGTCTAATGTTCCTACATCTTATCTTTTAAAGAAAAGTGTACAAGCAATATCTGGACAGGTTAAAACCCAGACATTCTCTTTTGGAGCTGCTCAAAGATTTACCACAATAAATTTGCAAGACAGTAATATCATTACTATTCTAGAATCAAAAGACTCTAGTGGTAATACTTGGTATGAAGTACCATATCTTGCTCAAGACTATATATTAAAACCTGTACAAAATACAGCAGCTAATTATCCTAGCCTGTATCAATATCAGAATCAGGTTCCTTATATGATTCAAAAATTAACTGTACCTAGAAGATATGTTTCTAGATTTAGAGTTGATGGATCATTAGATATTGAATTTGGTGCAGGTATAAACTCAGTAGCAGATACCGCAATAATACCAAACCCTAATTCTGTTAGTGTTGGTTTAACTGGTGGAGGTCTAAGTACACTGTCTAGTTCATTTGACCCAACTAACTTTGTAACTACACAAACATACGGACTTGCTCCTAAGAATACATCAATAACTTTTCAATACCTTGTCGGTGGCGGAGCTTCTGCAAATGTATTATCTAATCAATTAACTGAATTAGTTTCTTATACTGTATCAGGAAATACAACATATCAAAATACAATTGTAGTAAATAATCCTGAACCTGCCGCAGGAGGTGGTGATGGTGATTCTGTAGAACAGCTTAGATTTAATATCGCTGCTGAGTATCCAACTCAACTTCGTGCTGTTACTCAAGAAGACTATCTTGCAAGAGTAATGTCTATGCCTGCTCAATATGGTGAAGTAGCTAAAGCCTACATTACAAAAGACGATGCTACATTTAGAAACTATATGAACCAGGATCCAGGTCAAAGAGATCCTCTTTCTATAAGTTTATATGTATTAGGTTTAAATAGTCAAGGTCAATTAGATGTACCTTCACCAGCAATACTACAAAACATTCAAACATATTTGAAGGACTATAGAATGCTAACTGATGCTGTGAATATAAAGCCAGGATACATTATTAATATAGGATGTAATTTTGAAATAATTATTAGACCTAATTATACTAGCCAAGACGTTATTGCAAGATGCATACTAGCACTTCAAGACTTCTTTAATATAGACAATTGGCAGATTAATGAACCTATTATTTTAGGTGATGTTTATACAATACTAGATCAAGTAGAAGGAGTTCAAACAGTAAAAACAGTAAGCATTGTAAATAAGACCGGAGAAGCTAATGGATATTCTAAATATGCTTATGATATTCAAGCTGGAACTTTGAATGGTGTAATCTACCCATCACTTGATCCGTCAATATTCGAAGTTAAATATTTAAACCAAGACATACAAGGTAGAGTAGTAACATTATAAAAGTATAAAAATGGCCGTATATAAAATATTTGCTTCAGCTGACGCCGCACTTTATTCTAATCAACCTGCTAGAAATACAGGTCTTGATGAGATATTAGAGGTTAGTGTAAAAAATAGCAGTCAACCTCTTAACTTTTTTGTTGATCCTATACCATCTGAACCACTTCTCCAAGATGATCTAAGAAGATCCCTTATATTATTTAGCAATTCAGATCTAAACACTATAAAAACATTTAGAACAGGATCTTGGCAAACCAATTTAAGACTTTACTTAGCTAATGCAGAAAATCTTACCACAGAATATACTTTACTAGTAGGACAGGTTTCACAGTCTTGGGATATGGGAACCGGTAAACTAGCTGATAATCCTCAAACAAGAAATGGTGTTTGTTGGTATAATACAGGATCTTTTGTAAGTGCATCTAACAACTGGGCTAATGCTCAATATTATTTAACTCCTGGAGGTGGCAACTGGACTGGTTCTTTTGTAAGTCAATCTTTTGACTACAAAGCAAATAAAGATATAGATGTTAATGTTACACCTATTGTAGATAGTTGGTTTAGTGGTTCATTAAACGCAGGGTTCATTGTTAAACATCCTCAATCTATAGAAATCAATCCTAATAGTTACATTGCATTAAGCTTTTTCTCTGTAGATACTCATACAATATATCCTCCTACAATTGAAATGAAGTGGGATGATAGCTCATTTTCTCCAGGTAGTTTAAGTGTCATAAACAATTCTAATACAGTTATTACTCTAGCCAATAATACTGATACCTACAAATATGGTACTGAGAGGTATAAATTCAGAATCAACGCTAGAGACAAATATCCTGTTAGAACGTTTACAACGTCTTCTTTTTATACAACTAATAAAGCCCTTCCACAAACTTCATATTGGGCTTTACAAGATGTAAAGACAGAAGACATGGTAGTAAACTTTGACACTACGTATACAAAGATTAGTTGTGATGCAACTAGTAGTTATTTTAACATGTATATGAATGGTCTAGAACCAGAAAGATATTATAAGGTACTTATTAGAACAACTTTATCAGACGGAGAATCTTTTGAAGTAGACAATAACCTTATTTTTAAAGTAGTTAGATAATGGCAAACGTACAGTTAGTTAAGGAAATATATGGTATAAACACATATACCAAAGCTGTTGATACAAATTTTGAGGAATTACTTACCCCAGATGTTGTAGACACAGCTCCTGAAATTACTGTAGACGAGTTCTTTCAGTATTATCAAGATCTTTTCTTTGAAATACCTGTATCAGGATCTATTAACTCTCACACCTATCTTGTTGAACAAAGTCAACAATATATTGGAGGATCAGTTATAGATGCAGAAAAACAAGCACTCATTGAAGAGATTAACTCACTTCGTCAACAATTATTAGATTTAAACCAGTCGTTTACAGATATCAATAGCTTAATATAATGGAATTAGTTAATATAACATATTCTGGTGAAGGTAAACAACCTGTAGAACTAACTCCTTTAGATAAGTCGTTAGTCACGTCTAATTTTATTAACTCTATTTTTGGAGCTAATGGTGACTACATTGAGTTATTTATATATGATCAATTAGGCCAGTTAATAGATTTTGACTATGATGCTTTTGATTATTATCCATATCTACTTAATAACCCAAAGAACGATACATACTCTGCTCTAACTTTAGAGCCAGAAAAAGATTTAAGAAACAGAGGTTTTAATAGAGGTAATTTAAATATTCAATATAACTTCTATAAAAAGTTATTTAATTCTCAGTTTGGTACTCAATATTGGATCAAAGAAATATCCCAAACCAGACGCGAAATTAAATTAGCATCTCAAGTATTATCAGATGCAGTAATAAGAGAAGGTTTTTCTGAATATCAAGCATACATTGCCACAAAAAATTACTACCCAATATTCTATCTTAACTTTGGTAGTAATCAAATCATAACTGCAAATAATGTAGCTTTAACAGAAGATGAAGAAGGTAGTTATCTTTTAATAAAACTGTACGAGCCTTTACCTACAGAATTTGATATAAAATCTCAACTATGGATAGTAGATAAGGTAGCTGAGTCAGTTAGTTTTAACGTAGATATTCAAGTAGAAGTAGATCCTCAACAAGATATCAATGGTCTTCGTGGTCCTAATTTTAATGTTAATGTTAATACAAAGAACGGGCAAACTACACCATACTATAACTACAATAATTTAATATCTAGTCCAGTAAGTTCATCGTTTCAAAAACTATTAAGTTACTACCAAGATAAGTCTGTTGATATTAATGTTGATTATAGCAGTTTTTCAAACTTTATCCACTTCTCTAATGCTGAGGAAAGAGTTAGAAACTTTGTTTACAAGTTGCAACTAATAGAATCTAAAAGTGCAGATCTATCTTCTCAACAATCTATTGTAGGTGGTGCTGGAAGTTCTACTATTGTTACTTCTAGCATTAATTCTCTGCAACAACAAATAGACAACATAATTAAGAATTTTGATATATACGAATACTTTTTATATTTTAATTCATCTAGTTGGGCTTGGCCAAAAAGTAATACGACTCAACCATACGCCCTATATTCAGTTACGTCTTCTCAAGCTACCAATTTTCTAGGAAGTACTACCACTGTACCAACACCTACTACACAATCATTACTGTTTAGTGCGTCTTATTATGATACAACTAATAAAGATGCTCTTCGTAATGTCATTCCTCAATATTTACTAGATGATTCAAGTAATCAACCATATGTCACTTTCGTTGACATGATTGGTCAACACTTTGACAATATATGGTTATACTATAAAGATGTTTCTAATAGATACAATGCCACAAATAACCCTGATACCGGTATATCATTAGACCTCGTTTCTGACGCATTACGCGGCTTTGGTGTGCAGTTATATACAAATACTAACGTATCGGATAACCTATATTACACATTATTTGGTATCAATGAAGATGGATCTTTACTTCCTCCAACAGGATCAGAGATCATCACTAATTATGTCACTTCAAGTTTAACGACACTTCCTGCTGCCACTATACAAGATGAGTTATATAAAAGACTCTATCACAATCTACCGTATCTACTAAAAACAAAAGGTACAGAAAGAGGTATTAAGGCGCTTATCGCAACGTATGGTGTACCAGAAAGTATATTAACAGTTCGTGAGTTTGGAGGAAACCCTATTGGGTCAGTTGATGGTGTTTTAGATATTAATACTTCTGATTTTAAAATTGGAATAACTACAGGTTCAGCTGGTATTGTAACTGGTAGTTTAGAACTGTCTTCTTCTCTTTTATCTCCATATACTACATTACAATACTATACAAATAACGATAGATTAAATAATACAAATGTAGAGATTGGATTTTCTCCAGCCGATGTAATCAATACAAATATTACTGCATCTCAAGGATATTTTGACATTAACCAATTAATAGGAGCTCCAGGATATCAATACTCTTCATCATATCAACCTCTAGTTAGTGCTAGTAATGCATATTTTGCAACATATACTCAGCCTAATAGTGTTTGGGAATATGTAAGACTGTTGAAGTTCTACAATAACTCTCTATTTAAAGTCATTAAAGATTTTGTACCTGCTAGAGCAAATGTATCTACAGGTATTATAATTAAGTCACATTTATACGAAAGAAACAAATATGCTCGTCATGAACCTACTGTAACATTCAATGACTATTCTCAGTCTATTGATATGCTTAACATTAGTGCTAGTTATGGTGGAGCAATATCTGGATCTGCTAATTGGTCAGGGTTTGTAATAACACCTTTAGGAGAGGCTTCTTATTCTAGTTCACAAAATATAGAATTATATAACGGAGAATTTAGTGGATCAAAAATAGTAGGATCCAGCGGACAAGCATTTGATCAATCTGAAGCTTCAAATTTACCAGGTACAGGTTCTGGTTTTATTCAAGTAAATTTAGGTGCATTATATCAAAATGTAACTGCGTCTGTAAGATCTGTTGAGCTATTTGATCTTGATTATAATTCTGATCAATTAATTCCTGTTAACTACGGAATAGTTACTCAGTCTATTAATAATGCACAAATAAACAACTACGCTACATATACCAATCCTAATAGTCCTTACGCGCAAGTACAAGATTATAACTATAATCTAGAAAGATCAGTTATACCAAGATATCGTGGATCAAAAACAATAAGTGAAGAATATAATACAGAAAGCTCAGCAAACATTTCATACGGTGACACTGCGGCTATTGATAAAATAAAATATCAATATGCTTATCTTGTAAACATTTATTCAGCGTCTCTATTTTTACCTAACAGATCAAATGCTCAGATCAAATACATTATAGATAACAATCAAAATGTACTTGACTTAACTAAAGCAAATAAGAATTTATTCTCTGTACAAAATATATTCAAATCGCAAGAGACTACAAATATATCTCTATTTGACTATGATGAAACTAACCCATACACCCAACAACTAGCAAATAATCCAGATCTTGAGATCTATGAAGGCGGTTGGAGATACCTTCCTATTTTACACAATATAAGTGGTTCAGCAACTTATCAATCATTTACTTTAACTAAACCAGTTGAAACAATTATTACTCAAGGTTCAGGTTTAACACCTAGTTCTGGTTATTTAGATCCTAGCAACTGGCAATTATCTTGGTGGGTTACAGAAAATGAAATAGAAGCAAGTCCTACACCAGGACAAAGATGTGGTGGAACTAGTGATTACCAATTTTATATATCTGCCTCTTATACAGGAACTCCTGGAACGCATCCTAAAATATTCATTAATGTAACTGCTCAATTAAATATAGGTTCTGAGGACTGTTCTGCTAGTGAAAATGTAACTATTGTTGTACTGTCTTCTCAAGAAAGTGGTGTTACTGGATATGGGCTCACACTAAGTAGTTGGGGTAATTCTGGTCAAGGTAGTGGTGCTAGCGAGTATAATGGAACACACTGGCCTTACAAATCTGGCTGCTCTGTTCCTTTCCCTAACTGTAACATAACAATTGATAGCATAACAGCTGGTGGAACTGGAGGTTCTACAGGAGGAGGGTCTAATACATTTACGTATTATCAAACAGAAGTTACTAGCTCTCAACCATGTTTGTATTATCTATCTCAATCTAACGAAATAATATTTAACTGTACTATGTCTTACTATTACAATAGTGCAGTAGGACCTATTACGTTTAATTCTGTGTCCGATCCTTATTGGCCAGGATCATCACTTCCTCCAGCAATACTTCCTTTTACTTTACAAACTGGAGATAGAATTTCTTTCTACAATACCTCATCTTTAGGTTGGGATGAAAGATTTGAGTATGTAATTAAGAATGTAAGACAGTCAGGAAGCGTGAATAATATAACAGGGTCTGTACTATTAGCTGAATTAGATAAACCTGTAAACCTAGCATTATTTACTTCAGGCTCAGGAGTTCCAGTTGAGTCTATAACAGGTGCTCAATTTAAAGCCTGTAGGTATATAGTTTGGAAACACGTGCCAGATGAAACTAATGTGATGCTTAGATATAACCCTAAAGATCAGAGTCTAGTTGAGAATGGACTTTTATTCCCTCAGTACATAGATCCACCAGTTAGAGATAACGCCGGTAATGTCGTGAAAGCCTTGAAACAGCAGAACTTGATACAATAAAAAACCAAATTGAATATATTTATTTAAAAGCCACTTTCGTATGTCATATTTAAGTAGTACCTCTGTAGTAGTAGATGCCATCCTTACCAAAAAGGGTCGTGAACTTTTAGCCCGTAATGACGGTAGTTTCCAGATCACTCAGTTCAGCTTAGCTGATGATGAGATTGACTACACTTTGTACAATCCAAACCACCCTTCTGGATCTGCTTTCTACGGTGAAGCTATTGAAGCTATGCCAATTCTACAGGCCTATCCTAACGATACAGAGATCATGAGATATAAGTTGATCACTCTTCCAAGAGGTACAGCTAAGATCCCAGTTCTAGATCTAGGATATACTTCAATCACTCTAAAGCAAGGGGCTTCTCTAGCAATCACTCCTCAGACACTCAATTACCTTGGAGCTACTTCAACATTTGAACAGTCTGGTTATACTGCTACTATTGGTGATGTTAGAACTATGGCATCTTTCAATGGTGTAGGTATCAATACTCCAGAAGCAACTAGCTTAAACAGCACAACAACTATAGGAACTAATGTAAGTAAGACAGTTATCGGAACAACTATTAACCTAACCGCTACTACTGTTAATACGCTATTCGGTTCTAACACAGCTTTGTATACAACATTAGTAGTAACAGGTCGTGACTCTGGTGCTAGAATCTCTATTCCTGTAACAATCACAAAAGTAAACTAATTAATATATGTCATTTACTAGATTAGATCCAACAGATTTTGTAGTATCTTCAGATTCAGTTACAGCCCCGGCATGGAGTAATAACGTAACTGTATTATCTTCATTCTATACAGCTTCTGCTTCAACAACAGGTAGTTATTACTTAGATGTATATAACGCACCTATAACATCAACTACTTCTTCTATACAATTTTCTATAGCATACGGACATATATTAGGATCTGGTTCAGCTCCTATTAATCCACTAGTACTTCAAAATACACCAACAAGAATTAATTTTGGTGAATATAGAAATTTAATTTATGGAGATGCTGAATCAAATGTAAATTTTGGAGCCGGCAATACAGCTTCAGTTGACTTGATTGCACTTCCTATTGATAGAAACAGATATAAAGAGACCTTATTCCCAGGAACATGGAATTTATATTTGTCTGGATCTGCTGGTCTAGTTAAATTAACAGATAATTCTAATGATGTTACAACTGTAAACTATGTAGATGGAGGAAGAGTTTATTATATAGTTTCAGGATCTAATGGTACGGCAGCTTCTTCTCCTTTAATTACTGGAGCTTCTCAAAGAGGATTTAGTATATCAGGAAGCTATGGATTATTTTTACCAGATATTGGACTATTCTTACTAAACCCTCTTGCACTTACTATTAACGCAGCCGGTGGTGGTATTGGATTAAGTTTATCTACTTCTGCAACAGCTCAGGCTGCTTCTCTAAATACAACTAATATAGTAAACGCAATTATAAACGGTAGTTATTTCCAGTTAAACTCTCAAGAAACAATTTCTTCAGACTATATATTTGTAAGAGTTAAGAATCAAGATTATAACTATACAACTAACCCGTCATTTATCACAGGTTCAGGAACATTGATCTACTCAAACTTTATCAATAGTCCTCAAACATTCCCAACTACAGTTGGTTTGTATAATGACAATAATGAGTTGTTAGCAGTAGCTAAAATGTCTAAAGCTCTTACAAAAGACTTCACTAAAGAAGCTCTAATAAGAGTTAAATTAGATTGGTAATATATAAAAAATGAGCAGGTCATCAAATACACTGAAGACATCAGATGTAACGACTGTACCTATACAAGTAAAATATTTTGCTAGTTATAATACAGTGTCGCCTGCCCCTTTATGGTCTAATGTAGGTATTACTTTTAAGAGAGGACTTAACTATACAGGATCATATTTTTACGAAATACCTATAGCATCTACAGCATCTTATTTGAATTATAAGTCTGTAGAGCAATTATACTATCAAGATTATGTATCTAGTTCGATGCATTTATCTGCATCCTATGCAAACAATTGGCCACAATCAACCGCAGCATCAGGAACATTCGATAATGATTTTAGATATTTTCCAACAGCTTCAGATGCGAGTGTTTGGATTGTAAGTATACCAAGATCTGTATATGGACAACAAATAGCTAGAAAGAGTTTTTATATGTCTGGTTCTACTGTTGATGGTATGGTAGTAAGAGAGTGGAACATTATAGATGATGGTAATGGTAATTTAGTCGAAGTTAGTTCTGGAACTGTTATTAATGAAAAAGTAGGAAACATATTCTATGCTCAAGGAATGGCTGTGATAACATCACAAGCTCCAGAATTTGGTGCATTAATGTTCGAGAGCTCTTATAATACACAATTAGATTTAACAGCTGAACTAACTATGTACCAAAATGAAGTTAGGTGCTTAGTTAATGAAAATGATTTTAATTATACATTGAACCCTAGTGCAATACAATCAGGCACATCAGGATCGTATATAAATGCAATAACAGGATCAGACTTTGATCCTTACGCAACAACAGTAGGTTTATACAACGACGTAAACGAACTACTAGTTGTAGGAAAACTATCTAGACCATATAGAATGCCACCTAATACCGACATGACGTTCATAGTAAGGTGGGACTCTTAAAATAAAAACAAATGAGTTATAAAAAGTGGTTATACGAAAATAAAGAGTTAAAGACTCTAGAGGACTTCCCATCAGACACTTTTGGGTTTGTATACAAGATCACTAATATATGTGATGGCCGTTTCTATATTGGTAGAAAGGTCTTATACAATAATGTGAGCAAGATATTGACCAAGAAGGAGATCGCGGAATGGGACAAACCTGGGCGCGTCCCAAAGAAGCGTAAGATAAAAAAAGAATCTGACTGGGAAACTTATTGGGGAAGTAGCAAATTAATCAAACAAGACTTGAAAAATCTAGGTGAAGACTGTTTTACTAGAGAGATATTAACACTCTGTAAAAGTAAGAAGCAGTTAAGTTACTATGAAGTATATTGGCAGATGCATTATAAAGTACTTCAGATAGATTCATACAATGATAATATACAAGGAAGATTCTACAGAAAGGATTTATAATAAAAAAACCCCAACGATTAAGTTGAGGCTAATTTATGCATGGGATTTACAAGGGTTATTTTTTAGGTAGTACTCCTAGTTTAGCCGAAGCTGTTGCTAATACGCCTTCTAGTTTATCTAAATGTCTAGCGGCTACATTAAGTACACGCATCCAATCTTGATTATCTGATTCACTTGCTGCGGCGTAGATTTGTGACATTTCATCACGAAGTGCTTCAAACTTATCACCTAGGTTATTCCAAACGTCGATCTCTTGTTCTTGCATTTCAACGCCAGATGAAGATACAGTTACCTCTTCTTCAAAAGGTTCACCTGCTTCTTGGTCTGCACCATAAGCGGCATTGTCTGCGGCTGTAACATTATCACCATCTTCTCTAAGAAGTGGATTGTTAGCAGTATATTTTTTAAAATTAAATGACATTGTCTTCAATATAATTTGCAATATCTCTTAAGAATTGAACAGCATCTTCTTTTTCATAGCCATCATCAATCATTTCATTGGCTATATTAACTATTTTTTGTCCGAACAAATCCATAGCACGATCAAACTTCTCTTGCTCTGCTCCTACTTCTTCTTTAATTTGTGGAGTGTTTCTTATAGATAACTTAATAAAATCGTCTGCACTATCCCATCTGTTGAGAAAATCTCTAAGATACTTTTCTTGCTCAGGAGTCTTTTCAATAGAATCATCATAAAGAATTTCATCTGCACTAAAATGTGGAAGATTATTCTCATCAACCCACTCTTGAAATTCTTTTGACAATTCATCAATTACAGAATTATTTACAATATCAATAGTCGAGTTTTGAAGTCTACTATTAATGATATCAACAATATCTTCAATAGGAGCTTCTCTAAATGCCGTAGCTTCTTCTTCTGATTTTACAACATTTTCAGTATCAGAAATATTATCGAGGATCCACTCTAAAGCATCTTCACTAGACTCAGGATCACTCATATCAAATCTCATAGTAGCATCTTCACTCAAATTACCTTCTTCAACTGGTTCTGCTTGTTCA